AGTACCAGTTGTGTAGTTTGGACCTGCAGCTGGGATTGGTGCGTCATTAAGCACAGCAGGGTTTTCACCATTCTGTGCAGTTTGTGAGAATCCAGTGTTCGTTGAAGAACCAGCAGCATTTCTACCACTGAAGTCTGAATCAGCTTCGTTAAATAAAGCTTCTGTGCCAGATTGACTAGAGAATCTACTTCTCATTGCAAATATAAGACCAGTTGGTCCTGACATAGGTTGTACGCCACAAATATCGTAAGCGATAAGATTTGGCATTGCTCTTCTAACTAAACTGATAAGAATTGGATTCCAGTTTTGTATAGATGAACCAGTAGCGTTTGAAGGAGCCGACTCAGACATAAACTGAGCGTCTTCTTTTAAACTTTTCTCTTGGTTCTCTAGTACAACAGAAGTGACTGCTCTTTTATAACTATCACCGATCTTTGGAAGATCAGGATGGTCTAAAACAGGCTGCCACTTGTTTTGTATAGATTCTGATAAAAACATATTTTTATCTCTCCTTTTTCTCTTTTAGTTTAATTAAACTACTAAAAAGTTATTAGTATAACTTCTTAGCTTGGTTTTTACTAATTGCAGCTGTGTATGCAGCCATTGACTCAGATACAAAAGCATCCGAAGTCATGTTATCTGTTGCAGCTACTTCATTAGATTCAGTATCACTTGCTTTTGATTTCGGAAAGTAAGAATTTTTAATTGTTTCTACTTTCGTTCTATAATCAGCAGCATCCACATACTCAATACTTTCTGCTAAACCTTTAAGTTTTTCAGTTTCAGTTTCAGCAAGGTCACTAGATACGTCATTTATAATGTCGTCTTTAGCAAATTCGCCAATTTTCTGATTTAACTCTACATTAGATTCTAATGTTTTGTTCATATCTTCTTTTAACTTAATGATTGTTGCAGCTTGATCCTCAACAACATCAAATTTACTTTCAGGTAAATCAATGTAATGAGTTTCAAAAAGTTTCTTCATGCCACCAATAAAGTCTTCAGTAATTTCTGCCTTTAGACCTTTTTCGATAGCCAATTCGTTGTCTTTCATCCAAGACTCGACAACGTAATTTAGATAAGCGTCAACTTTTTCTACGATTTCTGATTTAGTTTCTTCAACTTTATCAGCAACTTTTGATTCGTATTCGCCTTCTAATTTTTCAATTTCTTCTACAAGTTTTGCTTTAACAGCAGATTCGAAAATTGTAGCAGCTTTTGCTTTAAACTCTTCCGATAGTTCTTCACCATCTGTAAGAGCAGCTACGTCTTCTTTCATATCCATGTCTTTTACTTTATCTTTTGCAGAAGCTTTAATATCTTTTTTATCTTCTTTTTCGTCTTCTTCTTTAACTTCTTTGTCGTGTTCTTTATTTGCTTTGATGTCTTTTTTCTTTTCGTCTTCAGACTCTTCTTTCATCTCTTTGTCTTTTTGAGATTTGATGTCTTTCTTCTCACCATCGTGAGCAGTTTCTTTTTTGTCTTGCGACTTTTTCAAAGCGTCTAAAGCAGCCTTAGGCATTTCGCCCTCTGACATTTCTTTTTCCTTATCAGCTTGCGCCTTTAATTCTTTTTCTTTGTCAGCCATAGTTTCTTTCATCTTTTCAATCTCAGCTTTGATCATGTCAGATTTCTTATGGTCTTCCGCTTCTTTCATTTCTTTTTCTTTGTCATTTACTTGAGCGTTCATTTTTTTAATGTCAGCTTGTGCTTTCATCATCTTTTCTTTTTCTTTCTCGTCAGCTTCTTTAACTTCTTCCTTGTCTTCATAAGTTTCAGACTTAGGTTTCATGTCGTAATTAGCTTTAAGAGATTGCATTGGCTCAGCAGGTTTTGCACTTTTTTGTTGTGGGTCACCAGTAATGTGGTTTACCCCTTGTGCGAAATCAATTTTGCCATCAGTTGGGCTTGTGATAGCCTTAGTGATAACATTCTGAATAGTTGCCCCTAAAGTTTTAGGTGCTTCTGCTGGAGCGGCATTTTTTTTCGGCGCCATAGCGTCAGTTTTACCGTTTTCCATTTTAGTTTTCCTCTTCTTTTTATATTAAAATTGCAATAATTGGACTATAAAATAGTCAACTATTATTTATAAAATTACAGCTTTTTAAGAAAGTTCTCAAACACAATAGCATTTTTCTCTGCTCTTGCGATTCGTTCTTTACTCTCAACCTGTACTTTTAATTCTTTAACCTCTGCTTCTTTCAAAATCCCATTATTCCAAATCCATTCTTTGCCTTCCATTATGCCTTCTACAAAAGCGTCTGGAGCAGATGGATCAGCAACTATATCAGCTGCTGTCGCAAGGTAAAAATCGTTGTTAACTACATTGGCACCTTGACTATTTGATAGTGTGCCCATACCTCGGGAAGAAACGCCTAATCTTGCACCTTCATCTATAAGTGACTTCACAATTTTTCCATATGGTGTGTCTAGGACTCTTGCTTCTCCGATAAAATTATTGCCTTCTGGATACAGAGCTTTAATCATATGACTAACTCTTTCTAGGTTGACGGTGGGACCGTCTGGATGACCTAGTTCGCCAAATGCTCTGTTTTTATTGATAAATTCTCTGTTGTATCTAACAACTTCTCTTTGAAGAATCTCTTTTGGATACATTCTGCCATTCTTATTTTTGATGTCAGATTGCATAAAGATACCTTTGATGGCATAATTTTTTTTGCCATTAGTTTCTTCTACAATGTATTCCGCTTGTTCTATTTCTTCGGTAATTAGCTTCATAAGTATCTATCTCTTAATTTCTCTACTAATATTTATACAAATTATTATCTAAACTCGGCAATAATCGTGTAATTATCACCATTTGCAAAATTTTTTGTAGATAGTAAAACATCACCTGTAGGTGTTGTCGAGTTATTTGTTATCTCATTACCATCTGCTCTTAAATCGAAAAAACCTTGACCAGACAATAAAACTGCGGTAGCGTTAGTTTCGCCATCCCATATAAGTTCTACTGCTGACTTACTGTCAGACGTATTAATAGAATAATATAACTTTGATATTTTTCTATTTCCATCCTCAGTCATAAAAGTTAATTCAGAAGCGTCAACTTTTTTGACTAGGTTCTCACCTGTACCGTCAGAGAAGTTTGTAAGTTTAGTTGTAAACTTGACACCTGAAGTATCTGCGATTGTTAAGCTTGAAACTGTATCAGCCATTTGTAAATCCTTTTTCTTTTCTAAATTCTACTACTATATTATATGTTGACACCGTACTATCAGATGACACAAGCACGTCACCTGTCGGATTGACAAGTGTTATGCCTGTGTCTTCTTGTTTAATTCGTGGTTCGTTTTTCTTCAAACCGTAATTACCACGTCCACTAAATTGTGTTGCAGCTTGTTCATCTGTCTCAGCGTCAAAGAAAAAAGTTAAATTTCCCGAACCGAGTATCTCGTAATACAAGTGTGCAATTGACAAGTTAGGACTTGACGTTGCGCCTGATAAAATACTTGCGTCTAATAATGTTTGTTTTGTTTCACCACCTAAACCATTTGCTTTAACAATAACTTTTTTATTATCATCAGCTAATGTTTCAGTAGTGATTGCCATTATTAACTATAATTAAAATTGTCTTTTACTACTTCAATTACAACATAACCACTTGCACTTACCGTTGTGATTGAAATATCACCATCGGTTGCATGTGTAGCAGCACCTGCTGAGTTCACAATTGTACCTGCGTTATAAACATCACTACCTGATAGTGATATTGCTTTCTCTGCTGTTGCACCATTTTTTATAAATGATAATGTAGCGTAACCTGTAAGCGCAAATTTTAGACCTCTAATTTTTAACTGCCCACCATTTTGGTGTGCGTTTAATCCAGAAGCGTCAATTACGGTTGTGGTAGCGCTGTCATTTGTAAATTCCACTAATACTTTTGCAAAACCTCTAGTATCTGATAGAGTTCTTGTTGATATTGCCATATGCTATTCCCTTTACCTTTATCTTCTTAAAATTGTTAATGTTTCTTTGTCAAAGTATTTCATTAAATCGTTCACTTTAACATTATACATTTTAGAGGCCGCTTTGACATTCTTCTCAAAGTCAGCGATTACATCTGCTGATTTATCAGCAGCTCTAAAAACCATATCTACAGCTTTTTTCATCTTAGGCGATAACTTATTATATTGCCTAGTTCGCTTGTAGTCGTTGCCGTCAGTAATTATTTCTTCTCTAAATTTACTGAGCGTCTTGGTCATTACTTGGCACCTCTTCAGCAGGAGTTTCCTCTGCTGATTGTTCTATGTTATCACCTGTAAAAGGATCAGCCTCAGGTGCTATAACACCTTGTTGACCTGTAAACATAGATTTAGCCACATCAGTTTTAGCGTCATCTAAAGAAGCAGCAATCTTATCTGACATGGTGTCATTAAAGTTTTTCTGTGCTTCTGTATTGTCGCCTTTATCCAAGTTATCTACGAAATTTTTTAAATTTTCTTTACTCATCTTTTATTTCCTCTTTTTCACTTGATTGTTCAGGTTCTACAGGTTGTTCTTTCTGTATCTCATCATCAATCATTTTTTGTTCTAATTCATTTTGTTTTAAAATTTTTGTTCTTACATATTGATGACTAAAATACTTACCAACATATTGTTCTAAATCTCTAGCAAGACCCACTCGTTCTCTCATCATCTCACTATGTTTTAGTTCAGCAAAGTATCCATCTTGTAAGTAAGTGTATGTAATATCATTTTGCATATTGTCCCATTCTTCAGGAGCAATAACACCTTTTAAAACAAGTTGTGTTTTTAATAGATCATGGAATAACATACAGAATTTTTTTCTTAATCTGCCTACAAATTTAGTAAACTTAACTTCATCTCTACTAATTTCAGCTGCACGACCAAGGTTAAATCCTGATCCACTTTCTAATCTACTAATAGGTACGTTTAGAGAACGATATAGTTTTCTTTGGAAGTATTCTATATCTTGTATCTCACCTAGGTTTTGACCACCAGGTAAAGTTGTAATTTCAGTTCCTCTTCCACCTTCTCTACGAGGTAACCAAAAGTCTTCTAACATACTCATATAGTTTCTGTCATCTCTTACTTCACCTGTACTTGCGTCATATACAAGTTTATTTCTATATCTAGCCATAACATCTCTTAAATATTGTTCAGCCTTGATCTTAGGTAAATTACCTACATCAATATAGAATATTCTTCTTTCAGGTGCACGAGCAATTCTGTATATTACAACAGCGTCTTCAATCATTCTTAATTGATTGACAGGTTTAATTGCTTTATGTAAATAAGATAAAACTAAATTATGTGTCTGATCTATAAGACCAGAAGGGCAATATGCAATTGCGTCTGTAGCAATCTTTAATCCACCTACGTTTGAAGCTGCTGTAGGATGTATTCCCTTTTCATTATACATAAAGTATTCCTGAAATTTATCAGAGAAAGAGAAAGAGCCTGGCACGCCATCTACTCTTTGTTTTCTAACTTCTCTTATCTTCTTAATCTTTCTAGGATCAATATATCTTAATTCTGTTATCCCTAATCTTGGTGAATCTTTATCTATAATCTTATGATAATAAACTCTACCATCAACATACCATCTTCTAAAGATGTCATGTCCTTTTATATCAAAACTTAATAGTTTAAGTACCTCACCAAATGACTCTCTCATTTTTCTTTTGATTGAATCACTATAATTTACTCTACTTAAATCTAGTTGTACTGATTGTTGATTTTCATTAGAGACTATTGCTTCTGAAACAATATCCTCTATTGCAAGGTCACACTCGGGATGTAGTGCTACCTCTCTATATCTTCTTATTAAGTCTAGTTCGTTTCTAGCATTTGTATCGAACCCACCGTAAGACGCAAAGAACCCACCAGCAGGGACGGTTTGTGTTCCGTCCTCTGCTTGTGGAGGTACTATGTTTTGTCTTGGATCGGTTGACTGAGTGCCTAAACGCTCTATCTTAAACCCAAATAGTTCTGCCATATTATATCCTCAATTCTACTTAATTATTTAGTCGTCTATTAAGTAGTAGTATTTGTTTCAAAGTATTGGTATCTATGCGTTGCAGTAAAAGATTCTACTGCATTGTTAGTACCGTAATCCAGACCAATGTCGTCCAATGTTATTGGGAACATTCCTCTGAAAGTGTATGATTTAATCACGTTACCGTTTCGGTCTAATTGGTCAACGAAAGAGTCAACTTGATAGTCAGCAGGATTAACAAGGCCTTCATTATCAGACATATTGTTAATACCATTTAACCATCTCTCGTATGCGTTTCTAATTAAAAAGTCAGTATCATTTAGCATAGTTGTAGTCCATGTACCGAATGTTCTATCACCCGCTACATATAACTCCCTACCTCTAAATGGTATCGCAACTTCTCCCAAGGTCATTCCTGGTAGACTTGTTGATGTACATAAGAAAGACATTGTTTCAGTCTCTCCACCTACACTTGCAAATCCAGGGAAAGGCATTGTCACTCTGAACTGATTGGCTCGAGCTCCACCGCCTCTTAACTTACTTTTAAAGTCATTTATATTTGGCATGGTTCTACGCTCCTATCACTTCTTCAAACGAGACGCCTGTTCTTGTCGCCACGAATGTTAGAGTTATAAAGTTGATTGATCTAGCAGGTTTGACAAAAATGTCAGCTCTAAATTCATTTCTATCAATGACATCGCCTGTATTGTTTGTTTCGTCACAAACAACCAAGAAGTCTGTAATACCTCTTCGGCCTTGTACATCTCTTAAAAATGGCTCTACAATGTTTCTAAATTGTGCTCTTGTAAATTCGTCATTAAACTCGAACAATTGAAATTTAGAAGCAGTTGATATTGCCTTCTCTAAAGTAATGAATAGTCTTCTTACATTTATTCTATCAAACGCACTAGGAGCAGATAATCCAGTTTTATCACCAAACAAGATTGTACCTTGTCCTGGGAATGTAACCACTGGGTTTATTCTAGCTCTGTATAAATCATCTCTTTGTGTTTTGTTAGGATTATAAGCAAGTTTAACTGCACCTCTTACTACACCTCTGTTAAAACCAGCAGGTGAGAAGTGTGAGTCTGCAACTAGATCCGTTCTAGCACATAAACCCGCCATATCTCCGTTTAATGGTACAAATCTGAATACGTCAGCATATTTGTCGTAAGTATATTTGTAACCACTATCAAATACTACAAATGAAGATGATCTGATTGAATTAAAAAATCCAGTCACGTTGGTTGTTTGCGTCACACTATTTGCAACATTAACTACATCACTTCTTTCAGGAGAAACAAATACTACTGCGTCTTTTCTGTTTTCTGCGATTGTAATTAGGTTGTCAATATGTGTTGCGTCACATGTACCAGCAATGATTAGATTTATGTCTGTTGTCTCAGCGTCTTCAAATTTCTCATAAGCAGTTTTCTTTTGGCCAACTGTAGCAGCTGAACCGTCTGCACCGCCTCTTAATGAGTCATTTTTAATTGTTGTGACAGCAGTAAATGTTGTTGATTGAACAGCAGATCCCCAATTAGTACCACTAGTATGATGATCCATCCAATAAACATAAGCTGATTTATTGTATATTACATCTGGATAATAGTTAGTATCTCCTTGTGGAGTTTTTGCGTCAGAAGCTTTTGATAATGAATCATATACTTCTAATATATCTCCTGCTTTTCCTGTTATGCCACCGTCTTCGTCAACTACTACAACGTGTAATTCATCATTAACACCTGATCTGTCAGAAGCATAAGGTGATGTTCCTGGTGCAGCACTAACTAGATCATAGTATTGCCATCTTCTTCTTACAGTAGCTCCGTTAGCAACAGCAGTATGTAAACCGCCAACGCCTGATGGATGTCTTACGATTGTAAGTGTAGTTGAAGCAATACCTGTAATTCTATATTCATAACCGCCAGTTTCGCCAAAGTTTATAATATCTCCGACTGATATACCAGATACGGATGCTACCGTTACCGATGTATCTCCAACAGCTAAGTTAGTGTTATTTACAGTTGTTTTTGATGTTTCTTCGTATGCAGTTGAACTTGGACAGATGGATATTTTTAAGTTGTTACCATGAGCACCTGCTGTTCTTGCAGCCCAAAGTCCTACTGAACCTTGACCTGTAGCATAGTTATCTTGGTAGGCTTGTGTGTTGTTGATCAATACGCCACTTGCGTTAGCAGTTGCGTTTAAGATCCCAGTTCCCGAAGCTCTTACTACTCTTAAAGCGTTTCCGTATTGCAAGAAACTTGCAGCCGAAAAGAACGATTCAAAAGTTGTAGAGTTAGGCTTACCAAAAATTTCTACTAATTGACCTTCAGATGAAACTGTTGTAATCTCATCTAATGGACCTTGAGTAAAATCACCTGCAAATGCACCTATTGAGGTTGCAACTGCTGGTATTACATTTGTTAAGTCTTTTTCTCTTACGAGAACACCTGGTGAAACTTGAAATGCCATATGTGTTGTTCTCCTATTTAGCTAAATAGTATCATTAATCTCAAATCTATTTATGTTTTTATAGACCTTTACGGACTCTTACAGGTGACCATATCTCACCTTTATCGTCTATTATTGTGTCTTCCTCTGTGCCGTCATCTACAAACCCAAAAGGTGCCATATCTTGTTCTATTGCGTTTTGTTGCTCTTCATACATTCTAGCACGTACATCTAGGTCTGTTAATTCTTTAAAATATCTTTGATTAGATATCCATGCAAATATCACTAAACACATTGCAAGGTCGTCATTAGAACCTTCTTCGGCTTGCCATGATTGACCTCTTCTTACAAAGGTTGATAATTCTTCTATAATATTAAAGTCATTAATTATAAGTTTATCGCCTTCAACCAATGTTTTTAAGTTTGTACAACCAATTCTTTTAACTTGTTTTGTCATACGAACACCTAGTTGAGACCCTCGTTTAGAAAAACCACCACCTAATATTTGACCTGCTCTACCTTTCATCATACACATTAATAAGTTTGTGTATTCTAATTCAAATTGTAATGCGTCTGCTACTTGATGACCCACATCATTTACCTCAACACAAACATGAGCATTGTTATATGCTCTTGCAACCTTTTCAATAGTATGAGGAAATAGTAAAGGTTTAATTTCATTGTTTCTATATTTTGCAACTATGCGATAAGGCATTTTTGATACGTCAAAAACCACAAAGGCAGAATAATCTTTTACTGTACCTCTTGCTACATCAACCGTCATTACATAATCTCTACCTTTAATTGCTTGTTCGTACATATCTAAACCGTTTTGAGATACAATTGGATTACTATGTGACATGGTTCTAATTTTAGATGGATTTAAAAGTGTGTCTACCGAACCTACAAACTCACACTCAAACTCTGTGGCAAATTGTGCCTCACTAGTGTTTCTTATAGTTTCTTCTTTCCACTTATCATCTCTACCTGGTACCTCTGACCAATGTACTTCAATTGGCACATAGTCATTTCTTTTATGTATTGCGTCATTCCATATTTTGTAATACATATTCATACCATGTGGCGTAGATACAATCATAACTTTAGATTTTTTACCAGAAGATATTGTAGGATAAACTGAACTAAAAAATTGTTCAGATATATTTGCAGGTATAAAAGCAAACTCATCAAGGAATATTATGTTGAATGAACCACCTCGAATAGCACTTGATGATGTTGCAGCTGCAAGTATCTTTGAGCCATTCTCTAATTCTAAAGAACCTTTGTTCCAGTTAAGAACACCTTGTTGTAGAAAGGTAGGTAAATTTTCATATGCAAGTTGTAATCTACCTAATAAATCTCTAGCAGTTGTAGATTTGTTAGCAAGTATGGCTACATTAATATTATCATTAAATATAACTTGATGTAATAAGTAAGCGATGATAGTAGTTGACTTACCTGATTGTCTAGGTAGTTTACATATAGAAAATCTGTTTGCGTCAAATGACCTTACCATTTTTTCCTGAAACTTATACATCTCAAAAGGTACAAGACCTTCATCTATGTTTACAATTCTAATATATGTTTTGATAAAGTACACAGGATCTTTCATACATCTATCAAGCTCTACTATTTGTTGCTCAGTATATTCTTGCTTTGTGTGTGCTTTAAATAAATTAGGATTGCCTAAATAATTTTCACTCATCTACTATTATACCTTCTATTGCGTTATAACCATTTTCTACGGCATAACTTATTCTACTACTGCCTCTTTTGACAGAATACTGCTTTTCAATATATAGTTGTCCTCCTACACCCATACGAGGAGTTGGACTGATAGAGTGTCTAATAACGTGTATTGGATCGTTCATACCATCACTTAGCCAGGTGTTTCTTTGATCTTCGGGTAAAGTATTAGGATATGGATTTTTATGTATATATGTTAAATCACTTATCAGAAACGTCTGTATCTTTGGGTGTGATGTCTTTGCCTTTAAAATCTTTATCTTCGTCACTTTGTACATCCTTATTTTTATTTTTTAGCATTTTATGTAAATCTGCTGATGAACCTACAAACAATGCCTGTTTGATATTTGCAGTTGTCTTATTAGGAACATCTTTTAAATTTTTTAGTTTACCTTGCAAGTCTTGTAGTTTATCAACCGTGTCAGCAACTTGTTTAATTAAATTACCTGCAACCTCGTATGCTCTTGGGTGTTGACTTTCATTAGCAATATCAAGTATACCTTGTATAGCGTCTTGTCCTCTTTCTATAAGATTGTAATAATTTTCTCTACTATATTTGTAATCATTATCTACATCTTCCTTATTCTTATCTTCTAATCTAGGAACAGGTGGTGTAAAATCTTTTTTGATTACTTGTTTAGTTGTTGGTTTATCCGTAGAGATACCAAGTGCTTCATTTATCTTATCGTCTATACTCATAATTATTCATCACTATCACTTGTTGGGTTATAATTTTTTGAATCAGTAAAACTTGTCACAGTTGTTGTAAATCCAAAATCATCATCAGCGTCGGCACCTGTAGGATTTGTTTCAACAACAATTCTTTGTTCTCTTTTAGGGTTATTTGTTGTGTCGGTATACATATCTGCCTGTGTAGATTTGATAACTCTCTGTTGACTTACTGGTCCATACAAGTATGTTTTAGCAGTAAATGCTAAAGTATAAACGACCGCTCTTCTTGTAGTAAAGTCTCCACTATATGTATCTTCATAATTAACATTATTTAATATTATAGGTACATCTCTTACAATATTCATACCAGGTATTGCTCTAATACTTACCGTGTAATCTGGTTGAAAGAAAGGTAAAATCTGTTCTATTATTTGTAGTCCACCCTCAGCACTTGAAGTAAATGAATATAAATTCATACTAATATTATAAGGCACAGGATTAAATTGTTTATTCATAATCTTACCATCTGTTGAAGTTGCTCTAACTTTTTTAATCTGACCCATTCTATTTAATTTTCTACTAGGGTCATAACTTAAACCAGAAATTTCAAAACCCATTCTAGGTAGTGTCACAGCGACTCTTCTATCTTGTACTAAATCTGGTTGTTGATCTAATCGTGCAATAAACTTTTCTTTAGGCGAATACGCTAAAGGAACTTTTATAGACTGTACTACTTTGCCAGTGCTATCTTTTCTATGAATATGAATATTATTAAAGATAGTACCAAAGGCAATAATAATCTTTCTTAAACTTTCGTGGTAAAAATAATCTCCTAGCATTAGAATCCTTCGTCAACCTCACCAAATGGGTTTCTTTCTGTAAAGTCTAGTATATCATCTGTTGTACTAGACGTACCAAAACCTGCGTCTGACTCAAATGTTGAGTTATCTGCATATGGCTGTTGTGTTTGTTGATCATAAGTTTCAAGTATTAAGAAATTTTGTTCATCACCTTCCATCAATATATTACCATCTTCGTTTTCTAAACTCATTTGATGAGCATACATGTCCAAAGACTTATCGTCTTCTAATTTATTGATGTCTGAAACATTTGTATCAATTCTTTCATTACTGTATTCAAATCTAGTACATCTTAATTTGTAAACAGGTAAGTTTCCTAATTGATAAAATGGTTGTTGATCTTCTACAAATTGAATTTCAAAATAAGATTTCATCATTGGGAAATAAATTAGGTCACCTTCGTTAGGTCTACCTGATTTGATTAAAGTAGCTTGATCGCCTACTGCGTCATCCCATCTTCTTTTTGATACTGTAAATGTTGTATCATCTCTTATCTCTAAACCAAATTTAGATATTAATTCTCTTTCACCTTGAAAACCTTCCGTAGTTTCAAAGTACATTTCTAATAGATAAGAAGCATTGAATTTTGAAGCAACATCTTCACCAAGTATTAAGTCTTGGTTTACTAATGTTCTAGGTAGATAATAGACATCATGGCCATAAATTTTAAGGCCTTCTATTATTAAGTTTTCGTGTAGATTTTTCTCAGCCTGATTGCCGATCCCATCGCCACCTTGAAAGTAGTGATTAACTGCCATTTACCTATCCTATCATGTAAGATACAGGTGTCTCGTAAGTGCCTCTTATGTCTTCTTCTAATTTTTGAACATCTTGTAGTGCTTCAGAATATATCTGTTGACCATTTAATGTCACACCACCGATCATTGCTACACCATTAAATTTAGATAAGTTAGCGCCCCATTGTTTTTTAAACAGAGCAGTCACATATCTTTTTAAAAATATATCATTAAATACATCTGTCATTACTGTTGGGTCTAATTTTCTATAACACTCAATAATTAAATACTCACCCTCATTCATATCTACTTTCCAGTCCATATCAATGTAAAGTTTATTGTTGTGTTGATTAAATCTAATTGGTTTTTCACCTACTAACACGTGGTCTAAAAAATCTAAATGCCTTAGAACCATATCGTAGTGTATTATAGATGTTGAAGAAAAATCATAAAGATCATTTAATCTTAATTGATACCTTATATCAAACATATTGTTGCTATGTTTATCAGATAAAGGAAATATTCTATTGACAGCAAGTACAGAGTCAGGTACACCAATCCAGTTGTTGGCTTCTGTGTAAGATGTTGTTCTTCCACCAACCGAAGCAGTAACCGTTGAGTCACCTTGAGGTGATTTAAGTCTTGCTAAATCATTGCTAGTTAACAGATACTTTAGATAAACTCTTTCTATACCGTCATAGTGATATTGTGCAAAATATTGAAGCGCTTCATCTAATCTATCTTCTAGTTGTGCGTCATCAACATTTATCTCTATAACTGGCTTACCTAAGTTTCTTAATGCGTATTCTTTTAATTGTGCTCTACTTGCTGGCGTTGCCATAATAATCCCTTATCTTTACTGGTATATTTATAATATTAACCAAGAGCAAGTGAAAATGCGATTGATTGTGCTTTACTTGATTTTGTGTCTAATTGTGTTTGGATTGCACTAGTAACCCCAACCGTATGATTTAATTGTGTTGCAGTTGCTGTGACAGCCACATCTTCGTTTACTTTAGGACTTGTCAATGTTTTGTTAGTAAATGTAGTTGTAGATGAAGCAGTTGTAAATCCAGATGATGAGTTATCGTAGTTAGATAAGTCATTATCCACAACAAAATTTAATGTTGCAGCTGTATCATCATAGGTAACCGTAATTCTAGTTTCAGTATTACTACCAACCATTGCACCTACAATGTCTTGTATTCTTTCAGCGACTAACGATACAGCACCTGAAGCCACAGAGAAGTCTGCACTAGTAAATGAAGCGATACCTTTATTAGATGTTGTAGCGTCTTCTCCTGCGATAGTTAACGTATCACCAGAAGCAGTTGTATTAATACCTGCACCTGCAAGAAACTCTAAATTACCACCTAATGAAACTCCTCCAGCAGTTGAACTTTCATCTGTAAATGCAAATGATGAATTTGCTAGCATAGTGTTAGAAACTGTGCCACTATCACCTGTACCTATAAGAGTACCAGTTGCAATAGGTAGAGTTAATACTGCTGAACTACCTGCAGAATGTGGTTGTGCCTGTATAGTTTGTGCGTGAGCATTAGAAACCTCACAATAAAATTTAACTTTAGACACAGCGCCTGTGCCTGTTCTTATGTCAATTAAACCATCTGATACACTAACACCACCTGAAGTACCATTACCATCCATAACAACTTTACCAGTGCCGTGAGGCAATAGGTCAATATTAGCATTTGATAATGTAATAATGTCATTACCATTCATATCTAAATTACCACCTAGACTTGGTGTAGTGTCATCTGATAAGTCAGATAATCCTGCACCTGAAGCGGCAGTTGCAGAGATGAAAGATAAATTACCTGAACCATCTGTTGATAATATTTGATTAGCGTCACCATCATTGACAGGTAAAGTTAAAGTGACATTACCTGCTAAACTAGATGAAGCAACTAAAGATACAGCGTGTGTTGTACCAGATTTATAAATTTTATTTCCTGCACTTGATATTGTGCCATGTGTAAAAGCAAGATTGCCTGAACTTGAGCCTGTAAATGAACCTGTACCTACTATAAACTCATCAACATTTTCATCAAAACCTATGATTGCATTAGCACTATCACCTCTTTCAATAACGATACCAGCGTCACCTGATGGTGTGCCAGTTGTACCAGTTCCTAATTCAATGAACTTATCTGCTATTGTTGTATTTGTAGATGACAAAGTAGTTGTACTACCACTCACAGTCATATTACCAGCAACTGTTAAATTACCAGCAACACTTAAACCATCGCCTGCACCAATCTCAACAACAGTTGAGTCAGTAGATTTAATTACATTACCAGCAATATTAATTGTACCAGCAGTTAAATCAGATACACCTGCGATTGTTGTAGCACTAGCACCTAAACTGATAGATGTAGTACCAACGGTTACAGCAGAGTTTGCTAATTTAGAATTTGCTATAGCAGCACTAGATTTAATATCAGCATTTACAATGTTTGTAATTGTATTGTTATCTGAGTCTATTGTTTTATTTGTAAGTGTTTTAGATGTCGCAGAAAATAATGTATCTAATTGTGATAAGGTAACTCTACCTTCAACACCACCATCTGATAATAATATCTGATCGCCTGCAACAAGTGTAGAACCTGTCTTATCTGTAGCTCCGTCTATGTTTACAATTGCTTCAACAGAACCAAATTCTAAAGCAGAACCACCTGTGTTTACTTTTAGTACCTGACCTGCAGAACCTATTGATAAAGCTGCACCTATACCACCATGTGCTAAAGGTACAAACTCACCAGTTTGATATTCTGCTAATCCAGTTGCGACACCACTATCATTAAATACGGTTCTTATAGGCGTTTTACTTGACATATGTTATATTTAGTTACCTCTAAAATTGAAATAGTGTAATATTACTATCTGCTAGATTACTCCCATTTGATAATGTAAATGTTTTTGCACCTGTATAAACAAACTTATCATCTACAACAGAGTTAAAGTTAAAACTAGTATTTGAACTTGACAATCCACCTGCCTTTGTAAAGAAAGGAACAATAGTTGCAGCTTGTTCAGCACCACCAGAACCTGTCACAGCAACAGCAATTTTGTTTGTACCTGCTTTTGAACCTTCAGGTAAAGTCACACCAGTTGCTGACACAGCAACAGTACCAGTACCATCTGAACTAATCGTTGCACCACCAAGGTTAATTGTTTCTCCTGCCAAGAATATTTCTTTAAATCTTTTAGACGCACTACCTAAACTTCTAGTGCCATTACCATCAGGTATAATATCTTGGTCTACAGCAGATAAGTCACTTGCAACTTCTCCGAAGTCATATTTACCAGTTGTAGAATTATATTTTAATGCGTATCCGTTTTGTTGTGCTGATGTATTAACATCATCCATTTGTGATATTTTAGTTGAACCACCACCACCGATTGATGACATTTGTTGAGATACTAACTCTTTAAATTTAAAGAACTCTTTTTTAAGTCCTTCTAAATCGTTTATATCTTCGTTTAATTTAACACCAGTGTTTTTAGAAATTTTAGATAACTCTTTAAACACATCTTGTGGATTAATGTCTTTTGTTTCTGGCTTTTCTTCTACTTTTATAATGTTTGGATTTGCAATTTCACCAGCAGCTTGATCTACTAATGAAGGCTCTGTTAATAATACTTGATTTGCTTGATGTACAGCTTCTTTAATTTCATCTAAATTAGGTTCTTGTTCTTTTTTAATTTGTTTATCTAATTCTTCTATATCGTAAGCCTCTGTGTCTAATTCATTTTCTATAGGTTCTAAATCTTTTTGTGATTTTTCTGACTCAGATTCTTTTTCTTCTTTTGCAAAAAGTAATTTTTCTAATTGTAATAATTTCTTTTGATCATTTTCTCTTTGCTCTTTTAGTTTTTTCTTTTCGCTGTTTATGGCAGAAAAGAAATCCTTTAATTCTGTTGCTTTGACCGTGACAGATACTTTGTCATTGCTTAATAATGATTCGTTTTCGTTTTGTTCTTTAACTGATTTCTTTTTACCTTCAGATATAATTTTAAAAAAATCAGATAACTCTTTAGTCATTATTGTGTTGCCTGAGGATGAACTGTAATTATGCCGTAATGTACTTTCTCTACCGTTGAGTCATTTAAATTAATCTCAATGTCGTAAACATATCTACCGTCATCTAAACTAGTTGTATCGCTGTTTGATAATTGAATTTTATAGGTACCTGCTGTACCTGATACTATTGATATTGTGAATGTGGCACTTGCAGACTCAGACGCATAAGATTTTCTCATCTGACCTGTTAGTGTTAGTCCTGATATATCATACGCAGTAGAACCATCTGTGGTAACCGTTAATGTTCTATTAAGATTAGCACCTTGATTAATACTGAAATTTTCTGCTGTTCTTGCTGTAGTAGCCATAACTATCTCTCTTATTGTTATGTACTATTTATACTATTTTTTTCTTATGTTTTCTATATTAACTGCCCCAAAACTTTCATGTCCTACACCTCTTATTGACTCGTATTGACCTTCTTTCCATTTCTGTTTAAAGTTAAATGATACTGATACACGCCAACCATCTTCACCTTTTAGATTACACATGTTTTGTGCTACTTCATGTGTTAACCAACCAGGAAACATTATCAATCTTCCCTCTATGGGTTGATAGTGTACCTCTCTCCAGTAGTGTAGTGGTTTATCTTTTGAGTGATCCATTATAGGCATATCAAGGTGTCGTTGACCACAAGGGTCTGTAAACCATATATGACCACAATTAGGTGGGCATTTAATATAATAGACACCAGACCATTGAGCGCCTGGGTGTACATGATTCTTATTGTGTGAGTATTTGTAATTTACATTTGCCCACATGTTATCACATATAGGTTCAGTTTTAGGATGATATCCCTCTGCTTCAAATATCTCTTGTTGCATTTTGAACATTTCCTCTAATAGAGTTTTATATTCTTTTCTGTGGTGCATATCAACAGCACTATGCCAACCTAGAGAATTTGATCTAGTGATACCTTTTTCATCTCTTTTTTTCCACGCCTTAATGTGTTTCAATAGATGTTTATTTAATTTTTCAGCGATAGGTAAATCTTTATAGAAGATAGGGGATGCAAAGAAAAACTCCCTTGCTAACCTACCTTGTGTTTTAGCAATTTTATCTTCTTTTTTAATTTTTTTACTTGAATGTTGGGCCATGTATCCATCCTACGATTGCATGTCTAGTTCCTTTAGTGACCTTACTTACTCTATGAGGTAAGAATGATGGATAGATTATACAGACACCTTTTTGTCTGAAACCTTTTGTATCTACTTTAGTTCCTATAAATTCAACATCACCACCCTCATAATCTTTACTGTCAGAAAGTTGTATTGTAAAACTTAATTTTCTATGACATACTGAATTACCAGTATCAACGTGCCAATCATAATGACCACCTTTTGTATATTTCATAATCATAGGTGCGTCAACATCTAAAAATCCTTGTACGTCAAATTTAAATCTAGCGTTATTAGCTTGTTTTCCTAACTCTAATATTCTTGTTAGTGGCCAACCTTGTTGATTAATAGGTAATACTTGTTGTTCTACGTTTCTAATTTTTTTATTGATACCACCACCAACTGTTTCACCTGACATCCATAATTCATCTACACATGCTTTTACCAATGCGTCACATTGTTTTGTATCAAAAAATGTTGCGTGTAATACTGAACAGAATTGATTATTTGCTTGTAGATTGACTTGTGTAGGTTTTGTTTGATCTACTTTTGTTTTCTTAGGTGTTTTTATCTTTTTTGTTTTAGGCATTATATACTCCTCAATTCATTTTATATATTTATGATGTTGTTTTAGTTGTGCTGTTAGGATCAAGCGTAGCTTGTAAATTAAAATGAATAAATCTAAACTTATCTTTACCCTTGTGATGTACATATGAATGTGGCATGTATGAGTTAAAAAAGATAAATTGTCCTGGCTTTACTTTATAGTGTACCTGTTGACTACCATAATTTATTTTACTCTGATCTTTCATCTGTAAATCTGTCATCTTTTTACCTGGTCTAGGATCCCAAAATACAGGATGAGATGTCTTCTCATTACATTTTAAAAAATAGAAACCAGATATGTGATTATTACCATGTTCATGTATATCATGGAAACCACCTTCTTCAGGAAACTCTTGTACCCATAATTCAGTCAACAAAGGTATTCTTCCTGTTAGATTATAACCTTGCCAAGATAATATATTCCATGATTGTTGTAAAATAAGATTTGCTATTTCTTTAAATTCTGGATATTGCCATAACAATTCACTATGAAGTGAATTAGGCATAGTTTTAGCAGGATCTTTAGGGTCTTTTATTTTCTTCTTCCAGTTTTTTTTAAGTCTTTCAATAATAGGATCGGATGCCTTGTTTAAAGGTTCAACCCACTCTGGTTTTTTAGAGATATATATTGGGCATTTAAAAGTTTCTTCAACATTAAATTCTAATTGTTCTTGTCCAGGCATAAGCATTTGTGGTTTGCTTTGTGCCTCTTGTTGTGTTGATATAAAAAGACTTTCTTCTTGTTTTTTAGATTCTTTACTCATTTCATAATCCTATCATATTTTAATATATTTGTCAAGCTTTACTATTTAACTGTATATTTACCTACTTTAGGCATTCTTCCACCTTGGCCAGGTTCACCTTTATTTAATTTTCCCCACTTAGGATCAACCCAACCTCTACCGAAATTGTTAGTTTCACCCAACACCCATTGCCAAACTTTTTTTCCTCTTTCTTTTTTTGCCTCTTTACTTATGCCTTTTTCTTGTTCAGTAGGTTCTCTATCTAAAGATTTTCCTTGGGGATTCATATGAGACATTACTTTACCTTGATTAGCTGCGTCAAGCCACGCTCTCATATTCATGGATTTATTAGGTTTATATTCTTGTTGCCATGCACCTGTAATTTTATTTTGTATTAATTTACCTTTTCCAGGTACTGCTTTTTTAGGTTTTGTATACCACCACCTTGATATGCCTCTACCCATATCTGCCATCTTTTTAGCAAATGCTTTACTGTTTTCTTTAAATGATCTAAAGTTTTTTGCGTTCTCAATATCAAGCTCTCTCATCACATGGTCTCTTCTCCAACGCATTGCTCTTTGTTCTTCACTTTCCATATATTGATGTTCAAACTCTCTCAACTGGACTAAAGTTATCTCACCTCTTTCAAAGGCCTTTTTCTTATCAGCATATGCGTGTAAGTTATGAACTTCCCACTCATAGCCTTCAGGTATTTTGTATTTATCCGACATGTTATAATCTCCTAATTCTATTTATACTCTCTTATAGACACAAAAATATGCCCTTAGATATGGTTTAATATTGCTATAATAATATGTATCTCTTATACTTTCAAGTTTAAAGTTATCGCCAAATACACTTTCTAATTGTTTCTCACTAAATCTATAAGGTCCCGATTGATTTGCTAGATGATGAAACCTTACCTCATATGGACTCAATACTTTCAATAAAATTCTACTATTTTTTTTAGTAATTTTTTTTATTATTGTAAAGTAATTATTGACTGTGGATAATACAAATATATTGTGTAGTAAACCTCTGTCAATGATGTAATCAAACTTACCTTTTATTTTAGTATCTAATATATCATCTCTACTAAAGTCTTTTAATTTATATTTTAATTTTTCAACTATGTCTGTTGATTTAACTTTAAAACCAAGTTTTTGTAAAAAGAAACTTTGTGTGCCATCACCACAACCTAAATCTAATATTGTTTTACTCTTTACAATATTTTTAAAATACTTCTTTAGGTCATCATCTAACTTATGATAATTCCAAGGCGTATTATTTTCTTCATATTGTTTCTGCCAATCAATCATAATTTTTCTTAATCTGTTTTAATAGTTTGTCATTAATGTGTTTTGGTATTGGTGGTTGTGATTTACCATATATTGATGTGGTATAAAAATCAAATGATATGCAAACTCTATCATCATCAGCATTATATTCTTTCAATACACCATGAGATATGTCACCTGGGAATAATATTATTTTACCAGGTTCTACCTTATATAAAACTGTGTTTTGTGTGAACTCATTAGCCACAAGTATAGGATCATTCTTTCTATACTTTGCAAGATAAAGATTATCGTTTATATCTGTGCTGTTGATATATAACACGCCACTAATATATGCCTTTGAATGATTATGTTCAGAGACCTTAGAACCTTTTTTAGCAAAATTGACCCACGACTTTCCTAAATATAAGAACTCTTTATCTAAATCTATCCCTCTCACTTTAGCATATTCGATAGCACGTTCTTCTATGTAATCAAATATCTTCTTAAATTTTTTATCGAAATGTATGTATGAATTTATTGTTGCAACACCTGTCTTTATATTACCTTGCACTAACAATTCTTTATTATTGTCAGGTGTGTATTTTTTTAGATGAGGTATTAGAGACCTTAGGTGTGCTAGGTCTTTATAATGCTCATAATATATTGGTGTAGGAAACCACTTTTGTATCATAATATAGTATTATTTATTACGCCCAGGATAAAGAAACTCCATGTATTTTTACTTGATTATTTGCCAATGCAAGTTTCCATCTCATAGACTGACCACTAGGTTGTCCTGATATGGTTGCTTGACCTGTTAATATACGTTGACCACTTGCACCTGTCACATAACCACTATCTGCCAACGTGACTGTTGTAAAATTACTACCACCATTTCTACTTATACTTGCGATAATATCTGTATTCAAAGTAGGTGTGTCTATATTTTCTTCAAATACAACTATCCTTGATGTAGTAGGTACTGTACCAGCAGCAAAAGGTTCTGAAACAATTGTTGTTGAAGCAGCAACTAATTTTGTTCCTGTTATTAACACATAACCATCTTCGCCTGCCTCACCTTCGCCTGTTCCTTGAGCACCTGCTTCATTTGTTCCACCAACGTATCCTGATATAGCTGTTCCACCGCCTTCTTCAGCAGCGCCTTCTTCAGTTGAACCTGAAGTAATTTGTGGGTGTGAGTGATATGATGAACCTCCACCACCTGAACCATAAGGACCAGGGGCATTACCAGCACCTGAACCACCACCTCCACCATAAAATCCAGCGCCTCCTCCACCAGGGGCAGCAGCAGGCACAAAACCAAATCCACCAGCAAATAATGATCCGTTTTGTCCTGCCCCATTAGGAGCTTCACCACCTTGACCACCTTGTTCTTGGTCTCCACCTCCACCACTTGCCTCTGTCACAGGAGAACCACCACCTTCATTTCTATTAGTTTGCTCTGTTTGTGAATTACCAGCGTCACCTGTTAAACCACCACCAGCACCACCACATCCACCATTTGAATATCCTCCAGCACCACCTGAACCAGCAACAACATAAGCAGTAGGAGCTGAATATTGAGGAGCACTTAACGGAACTAAATCAACTGAAAAAACTCCTGCTAAACCTCCACCTGAACCATATAAACCTTGTTGAGGAGAACTAGAACCTCCTGTTTTACCACCATTTAAAAAAGCAGAGGCAATACCAGATGATTCTTTTTGACCACCTTCTCCTGATAAAACTTTTACTGATTGTCCTTGAGTCACAGCAAGTGTACCTTCAGCATAACCACCTCCACCAGCACCACCATAATCTGTACCACCAGCACCCCATACTTTTATGTCAGCACTTGTCATGCCAAAAGGAACTGTAAAAGTACCCATTTGACCACTACCAATTGACGGATTTGTACCTGTTGTTGAAGTATCTGGTTCTGTAATTGATGTAGTTGTAAATCCTGCTGATATAGCTGCTGGAGTTGAATTAGAATATAAATCTGAAGTAGCACAATAATTGTCATTAGTACCTTCACCCTCGTCTGTTCCTGATTCATCGTGGAATTCATCTACGACACCATCTACTAAATTGAATACTGTTAAGTTTTCGTTTACAGCCATTTTAAAACCTAATAGAGCAACATTAAAATGTTCTCTATCAAAGTTTATTGATGAACTAGGTAAGGTTACTGTTTTAGATGATAAATCTAAAGTTGAAGCAAGATCATCTGCTGTGACAGTTCCGTTTCCTATTTTAGCTGAGTCTACTGCGTCTGCCCCAATCTTTGCTGTTGTAGCAACACCCGTAGCTAGATTATCCTCTTTGACCTCAGAGTCTTTGATTGCTGTTTTTACTAATTTATTTAATGATCCCATGCGTTAAGCCCATTGTAAAGCCACGCCATGTATTTTCACCGCATTGTTAGCCAATGCAAGTTTCCAACGCATTGATTGACCACTTGGTTGTCCTGAAATTGTAGCTTGTCCTGTTAAAATTCTTTGTCCTGAACTTCCTGTGACGTAACCACTATCTGATAAGGTTGCTGTAGTAAAATTACTACCACCATTTCTACTAACAGAGGCAATAATATCTGTATTAAGTGTGGGAGAAGCTACATCTTCTTCAAATACTACTATTCTAGCAGTAGTAGGAACAGTACCAGCAGCAAAAGGTTCTGAAACAATTGCTGTTGATTGAGTGTTTGCAGTTGTTGAAACACTTCCAGAACCTGTGATTAATACATATCCATCACCACCTACACCTGTATTTGGCGTACCATCACCACCTGTTGATGTTGCTTTACCGTTTGCAGGATCACCTGTTGTTGGATAAGCAGCTGGATAAAAAGGACTACCAGCACCTGGTGCAGATGTACCTGATCCACTACCACATGTACTACCACTTGTAATCTGTGGGTGACCTATATAACCTGATCCACCACCACCGTTTCCGTCTTGTCCACCACCATCGGGTCTTCCTCCACCACCGCCGCCGCCGAAATAACCAGCACCACCAGCGCCTCCTCTAGGAGAATTACCACCTTTAAATAAATTACCTGCTTGACCACTAAATAAAGGTCCACTACCTGCACCACCACCAGCAGTTTGAGAACCACCTGATCCACCAGTTACCATAGGGCCATATCCACCAAAACCACCTGATCCACCAGTTGCACCACCACCTCTTCCAGTGTTAGCAGAGCCAGAAGGGCCTACATATCCACCACCGCCACCTGAACCAGCGATAATATATGCGTCTGGTGCCTCACCTGGACTACTCTCAGCAGCTGACCAATCAAAATTTTCTATGAATACACCTGCAAGACCACCACCTCCACCAGCAGTTGTTTCACCACCACCAAAGAAACCACCAGAAGTTAAAGGTCTAGGACCACATGTTCTAGGACCACCACCGATTGCATTTTCAGTAAGACCACCTTCACCTGCAAGTACATCTAATACTTGACCTGCTGTCACAGCAAGGATACCTTCAGAGTAACCTCCGCCGCCACCATTATTTTTAAAATTACAACCACCATAACCTGATCCTCCACCACCACCAAAAACATAAATGTTTGCAGCTGTCATAGCGGCAGGTACTGTAAACTTACCAGCTGTACCAGAACCTGGTGCAGGGTTAGTACCTATTGTTGAAGTATCTGGTTCAGTTATTGCTTTTGTACCGAATCCAGCAGAGACACAGAAAGGCGAACAAAATGAAACACCTGTTGGTGATGTACTATTGACATAAAAATCACTTGTTGCGTTATATGTGTCGTTTGAACCTTCGGCTTCGTCTGTTCCTGATTCATCATGGAACTCATCAACAACGCCGTCAACTAAATTGAATACTGTAAGACCGTCATTTACGGCCATTTTAAATCCTAATAATGCGATATTATCTTGTACTGGTCTTTTTAAACTATCTACTAAACCACCAGCAAGTGTGACTGTCTTAGGAGACAAGTCTAAAGATGAAGCTAGATCGTCTGCTGTGACAGTTCCGTTGTTTATCTCTGAACTCTCTACAGCATCAGCGCCTAACTTTCCAGTAGTGACTGAGCCTGGTGCTAATTTATCACCATCTACAGCGTTATTTGTTATACCTTTTGTAGTGACTTTAGTAAGAGCCATCTATTAACTCCATTGTAATGATACACCGTGTATCTTCACTTGATTATTAGCCAAAGCGAGTTTCCATCTCATAGACTGACCTGAAGGTTGTCCTGAGATAGTTGCTTGGCCAGTTAAAATTCTTTGACCACTTGATCCTGTGACATATCCTGAATCTGTTAAAGTAGCAGTCGTAAAGTTTGATCCACCATCTCTACTAATTGAAGCAATTACGTCTGTATTAAGTGTTGGACTATCTACATTTTCTTCAAATACAACTATTCTACTTATTGTAGGAACAGTACCAGCAGCAAAAGCTTCTGAAACAATTGTCGTTGATGTAGCAGCCGCACAAACTGCTGCTGATGTAATTAAAACATAACCATCTTCACCCTTTACATTGTTAGTATTTGTATGTGAACCATCTTGTCCTGATTCATTTGTATCTGCAACATAAGCAGGATCTGCTGTTCCACCACCTTCTAAACCTGCTGCTTCTTCAGTTGCACCTGAACTAATTTGTGGGTTACCAATATAACCTGAACCTCCACCAGCACCTCCATGTTGACTACCTTGGTCAGTTCCTACACCACCACCATAGAATCCACCACCACCACCTGCCATAACAGCAGTAGCGCAGTTTGCAATTCCACCATACATGAAACCACCTGAAGCAGCTTCACCACCTGGTGTTGAACCACCTTGACCACCAGCAGTTTGAGAACCTCCACCACCATAACCATTTGGACTTTTACCTGGTGTTGCTTGTCCTTTAGAAGTTTGTTCAGCGGATTCAGATGTTGCACCTTCACAACTACTTTGACCTCTGTCACCTTGAAGACCACCACCTCCACCACCAATAGTAAATACTGTGTTGCTACAACTACCAGCTGCACCTCCGCCGCCTCCAGCAGCGATAGCAAAACCTGATGTTGGGAATGTATTACTTGGACCTGGTACAAATTGAGGATGACTAACTTCAACAGGACCTGCTGTTATAAATGATCCCCCTCCACCACCACCAGTATTAGGATTTAGAGGACCAGTAGTTGATCCTTCTCCACCACCACCTAAAGTAATTCTATCATATGGTTGAGGACCTTCAGCACCTTCACCTGGACCAGCACCTTCGCCAACTACTATATCTAATACTTGACCTGCTGTCACAGCATAATTACCTGAAGAAAAACCTCCTGCACCACCAGAACCATAATTTTTTGTTCCACCACCACCTGCAGCCCAAGCTTTTAAAGTGACACTTGTTATACCTGCTGGTACTGTAAATGTTCCAAACGTACCTGTACCATATTGTGGATTTGTTGCTGTTGTTGATGTTTGTGGTTCTGTAATTGCTGTTGTTGAAAAACCTGCAGATAATCCTGCGACTGATACTCCAGTATTTGTATTAGAGTTAATATAATAATCTGAATCTGCAACATATCTATCGTTAGAACCTTCACCTTCGTCTGTACCACTTTCATCATGGAATTCATCTACTACTCCGTCAACCAGATTAAAGACAGTTAAACCTTCGTTTACTGCTATCTTAAAACCTAATAGTGATATGTTAAATTCATTGTCTTCAGTTTTTCCAGAAGCAAGTAATCTTGTTTTTAGTCCCATATTTCTATTTATCTCCTTAGATTGGTAGATACCTCACTCTTATTTCAGCACTTGCACTAGGTGGAGTACTAAAAGTTAATGTTGTTCCTGATAATGTGTAGTCATCACTAGGATGAAATACTACACCATTGACGGTTACTAGAATATCGTTTTGTGTTCTACCACTAGTACCGATTGTAAAACCTGTTGTTGAACCATCACCTGCTAAATTTGCATTTACTGAATATGCTAATGTAGTTGCGATATTAGATTTCTGTATTTTTTTTAATGAGGTAGTAGATGTGTCGTATATTAATAATAAATCATCATCAGCTGCAAGGGCAGATAATTCTGTTTGTCCTGTGATTGCGCCTGTGCCTAGTATAGAGCCAGCGTCAAATGCTACGCCTAAAAATATGACAAATATATCTTCACCAGATTCTGGTGCAGCTGAGAACACTATTGTTGTACCACCACTTGCGATATTGTAAGCAGTCTCAGGTTCTTGTAATACTCCTGATACAGATACAAGTATTGCACTTGATGAACCTACTGTATAATTAAGAGTGAATGTAGTTGTAGAACCATCTGCTGTGAAATCTTGTTTTTCAAATGTTCCTGCAACAGGTGTCTTTCCTATATATGCCATATACTAAAAATCCTTTTTCTTATAATACTATTTATAATCATTTTATTACGCCCAGGCTAATGAAACTCCGTGTATTTTTACTTTCTTATTTGCAAGTGCTAACTTCCATCTCATACTTTGACCACTTGGTTGACCACTAATAGTTGCCTGACCTGTTAATATTCGTTGCCCACTTGAACCAGTGACGTATCCACTATCACTTAAAGTTGCGTTTGTAAACGTACTACCACCATCTCTACTAATTGAAGCAATAACATCCGTATTTATTGTAGGTGTTTCAACGTTTTCTTCAAACACAACTATACGAGATGATGTAGGTACACTACCAGCGGCAAAAGCATTTGATACGATTGTTGTTGAAGAAGTAACTAAAGTTGTTGCTGTACCACTTATTAAAACATATCCATCATTACCGTGTGGTACGGGCATGTCAGGATATGAGTTGCCAGCTTCATCAACGTGAGCGTCATTTGTACCTGCTACATATTGAGGTATTGAAACTCCACCACCCTCTGTACCAGCGCCTTCTTCGGTTGAACCTGAAGTAATTTGTGGGTGACCATAATAAGATGAACCACCACCTGCTGATGAACCAAATGAACTTGGTTGTAGTAAAGGTCCACCACCACCTC